TTGGGATCGCGGAGCGCGAGCTCCGTCGTTGCCGCGGGGGAGAACGGTGGAGCTCGGCCGGCGGGGGGTCGAAAACCGGCTCGGAGAGGGGTGCAGCAGCGGCTCGAGTGGAGCCTCCCTTTGTGCGTCCATACACAAGGTTGCAAAAAGTGCCCGCCACGTCGGTTATAAGGGTGCAGGGGGCTGTTTTCGGCGGACGGTGGACAGCCCCCCTACTCTTCCTCGCCGTCGTGAGAGCGACTGGTGAGGTGTTCCTCCCCGCCCCGGTGGGTGGGGGCCGGTTCGACTCCGGCCCGGGGAGATGGGGTGCCGTTTCGGAGGCCATGGCGCAGACTATGGCTCGAGGCAAGGGTCGATGTCGAATCATCGGCCGGGAACCAACCAGAGTCTTTGTACATGGTCATCGGGTGGTGAGTGGGAAGCGGGATCGCACAGCGTTGGCTTACGCCAGCGTGCGGTTCTGCGGATCGCTCGCTGCTGGCTGTGTGCGGGGTGGGCTGGGAGGAGACCGGCCGTGGCGAACCAAGGCTCGATTGGCGCCCGGTGAAGGCTTAGCGGCCTGATCTGGGCTTGCCTTGATCTGTCTCGGGTCTTCTGGTCTTGCGGTACGGCCGATGGCGGCACCCCTCTTCCGTTTGCAGAAGCCGAAAGGAGGCCGAGATGGGCCTGCTCGAGATGTTCCGGCGCGAGCCGACAAGCCGCGTGCAGATGATCCTCTCGGTCGACGAGTTCGCGGCCGGGCAGCAGTACGACGTCCCAGTCGAAGTCGCTGATCGCTTCATTCTGCGGGGCTACGCCAGCGGCAACATCAGCCGGGTCTACTCCCCCGAGGAGATGTCCCGGATGCACGTCAACCATCAGGTGGTGACGCTCTAGTGGCCTCGGCACACTACGACCTGGCGCTCCAGGAGTACATCAAGGCGTCGATCGGCGACATCACCGCCGTCGGCACCACGGTCAAGGTGCGGCTGCTTCGCACGAGCGCGTACACGTTCTCGCAGAGCCATCAGTTCGCGAGCTCGCTGCCCGCGGCGATTGCCACCGACGTCACACTCGGGTCGAAGACCGCGAACGGCGCGGGCTCGAATCCGGGCTGCTTCGACGCGGCCGACGCGGTATTCACCGCGGTAACGGCCGGCGCCGCGATCGACGCCCTGGCCGTCTTCAAGGACACCGGGGTCGCCGGCACATCGCCGCTCCTCTTCTACATCGACGGCTTCACCGTCACACCGAACGGCGGCGACATCACCGTTCAGTGGCAGAACACCTCGCCGTTCATCTGCAAGCTCTAGGGAGGTAGGTCGTGGCGGTACCGCCTCTCGCGAACACGTTCGAGTCGGGTCAGGCTGACGGAACGGCCATCACCACGGCCAACTCGGGCGGCGCCGCCGGCGATGCTTTCAGCGCGGTAACGGGCGCGCCTCCCTTCTCGACAGCACACGCCAAGAGCGGTTCGCTGGCGATGAAGTTCGACACGACCGCCACGTTCGCGCAGAAGCATGTGGACTGGACTGGGTTCGGGATCGCTGCCGACGTCGACGTCTGGTACAGGGTCTACCTGTACATATCCGCAAACCCGGCATCCGGGCCACGACTCTTCTGCGTTCGCAAGTCCAGTCCGGCCGGGAACAGCGCGTTCATCTCCATCACCACGGCGGGCAAGGTGCAGGGCATGAACGCCGCCCAGTCGGGTGTGGCGACGGGCACCGTTTCGGTGGCCCTGAACCAGTGGGTCAGGATCGAGTTTCGCGTTCGATCGTCCACCACGATCGGACAGATCGAATGGTGGCTCTATAACACCCCCGACGCGCCGCTGGGATCGCATGACGACACTGCGAGCGCAACCGGACTTGTCCTCGGGGCGAACACCGACGGCATCATGTGGGGGCCGAATACGGTCACGGGGCCGGCGAACTGGGTCGGCTGGCTGGACGATCCCGCCGTCTCCACGAGCGGCCAGATCGGGCCCGCCTCCTCGAGTCAGTCCGTCGCCGTCTCTGGTCTCGCGTCGGCCGCATCATTCGGCACCCTGACGCTTCTCCCCGGCCCCGTCTCCATCGGCGTCAACGGGGTGGGCTCGGCAGCGGGCTTCGGCACGCCGCAGGAGAACATCCTCTTCGCCGTCAGCGGAGTACCGTCGGCGGCGGCCTTCGGGACGCCGTCGGTCACGGTGGGCGGCGGTGGTGGTCAGATCGTCCCGGTCAGCGGACTCGGATCCGCGCAGGCCTTCGGCTCGCCGACCCCCTCGCCCGGCCCTGTCGTCGTCGCTGTCGCAGGCGTTCCTACCGCGCAGCAGTTCGCGCCGATCACGGCGAATCAGCTGCTCCACGTCGCCGGCGTGCCTTCGGCGGCGGCCTTTGGGACGCCTACACCGATACCTGGCCCGACCAGCGTGCCGATCCCGGGTCTCGGATCCGCCGGCGCCTTCGGCGCTGAGCAGGTCTCAGGGGGCACGGGCCCCACATTCAGTCCCGCCATCCACGGCGGCAAACACCACCACTAGGAGGTCTACTCTTGTACGAAAAGGTTGACCTCGCGTCCACCGGCTCGACCGGCAACATCACCGGGAACAGCATCTTCGTGGACTCGGGCTGGGAGGGCATCGCGCTCCAGTTCGTGGTCGAAGCCGTCGGCGCGACTCCGACTGTGACCTACAAGTACCAGGCCAGCCCGGACGGCGTGAACTGGTACGACGTCGGCTACGTCACCGACGCGAGCGACACGATCTCGCAGGCGACGCGCGCGCGCACCGCAACCGGTGCGGACATCGAGTTCCTCTCGAACCCGCTCGCGCGCAAGTACCGCTTCTTCCGTGTCGTGACGTCCGCGAACACGAACGTCACCTTCCGCGCCGAGCTCTACCGCATCAGCTCGTAGTCATGAGCTTCGGCATCAGCATCGCCGGCGGCGGGACGCACGCGGGCTGGCGCAGGGTGAAGGAGCGGCCGGCGGACTGGCACTGCTACCGGGTCGACCCGGAGACAGGGAACAGCCACTTCGTCCGCGGCTACTGGGTCAAGTGTCCCATCCACGGGACGCGGCGACCCGAGAAGGACTGACGTGCCCTACGGCGGCACGACCACGAGTCAGGACGCGCGCATCGAGCGCTGTGTCCAGAAGGTCATGACCGAGCAGGGCAAGGACAAGGTCAGCGCGATTCGCATCTGCAAGGCTGCGATTCTGCGCGCCGACGCACGAAAGGGGTAACGCATGTCGGATCTCGAACTGATCGTGCTCATTCTCGTGGGCATCGCCGCACTCATCTTCATCGTCAGGCACTAGGCCCCGTGAACGCGCTTTGGATCGACGAAGGCACCGACCCTGACTACGCGAAGCTCCAAGGTCGAGGCTTCACACATCTGTACTTCGCAGACCGTGATCCACGTCTTACGCCGGCCTATCTAGACGCAGTACGAGCCCACGGCTACAAGGTTGGAATCTACTGGGCCTCGACCTGGGACGCAGGTCAGACTGGCGCATGGTGGGCAGACATGCTGAATAGACGCTGGCTCTCGCTCAACGGCGCCGAGCGCTACCTCTGCGTTCAGGCGAACATAGAGGAGCATGATCCGGCGCGGATCGCCGAGTTCCTACAGACCTGGCGCTCGCTCCGGCCCTTCGCTACGACCTCGCTGGCGATCGAGGGCTTTCAGGGCGGCTGGCTGCAGCAGATCCGCCAGCAGATCATCGACTCGAGGGTCGTGGTCGTTCCCGAGGCGTACGGAGACCTTCCCGGCGCGCCGATGAGCCTCTACGACACGGACGGAGTGGTGCAGGATCTGCTTCAAGTCGGCATCCCTGCCTCACAGGTCGTGCCCTTCCACGACGCCGCGCGCCTCTTTCGGGGCTGGCGCGGCTTCGCGTTCCTTCAGTCCCGCCTGACCTAGGAGGCCCATGAACTACCGCTCGGTGACGGCCGGCGGGTCGCACCGGGCTGCCGAGCTCCAGGAGCAGCTCCCGGAGCTGATCGCGTCCTTCCCGGTCAAGTTCTACTGGTTCCTGCAGCGCGGCTACCGGCCGCACGCGTTCCAGATGCTCTTCCACGCCGCGACGGATTCCGGCGGGGCGCTCACACGCTTCCGTCACCTCGTGGCCGGCCGGCGCGGGGGCAAGACCCTCAGCGCCGCCTGGGAAGTGCTCTTCTACGCGCTGCACCCGCGCGTCTTCCACGCCGACGTCCACGGCGTCGAGAGCGACCGGCCGCTGTGGATCTGGGTGCTGGCGAAGGACTACAAGGTCGGCCGCCCGAGCTACCAGACCTTCAAGGAGGTGCTCCATCAGGCCGGGCTCGTCTACGGGCGCGACTACCGCGAGAACAAGACCGAGAAGACCTTCGAGTTCACCGACTCGGGCTCGCTGATCGAGTTCCGCTCGGCCGACGACCCGCAGAGCCTGCGCGGGGCCGGTCTCGACATCCTCTGGGTCGACGAGGCCGCGTTCATCCCCACCGCCGACGCCTGGCATGTCGTCCGGCCGGCGCTCTCGGACAAGCTCGGAATCCTCATCACGACCACGACGCCCTTCGGGAAGAACTGGTTCTACGAGGAGTTCTGGAGCGTGCTCGCGATGGCCGACGACGCGCAGTTCCGCGTCGAGTACACGTCGATCGACAACCCGTACTTCCCGCGCGCCGAGTGGCACTACGCGCGCACGCATCTCCACCCGATCGTGTTCTCCCAGGAGTACATGGCGGCCTTCGACGCGATGGCCGGCGTGGCGCTCAGCGGGGACTGGCTGCACTACTACGTGGCCGGCAACCCGGACGTCCAGACGGGCGACCTCTCCCTGAGGCCGTACCGCACGGACGAGGGCCGGTACTCGCTGCGGCTCTTCCTCGGCGTCGACCCGGCGATCAGCCTGGCCGATACCGCCGACCACTTCGCGATGGCCCTGATCGGGCTCACGCAGGACAACACGCAGGCGTTCCTGCTCGACTACTTCGTCGACCGGATCCAGTTCCCCGACCAGCTCGACAAGCTGCGGGAGTGGTTCCTCAAGTACCGGCCCGAGCTCATCGGGA